GTACGCATAAACTTAATACCTTCTTGGAACTTGTTCTGTGCTATCTGTGAAGCTTGTGCATCACCACGGAACTGATATGAATAGAACATAGCGCCATCTACAATGACGTGACTAAACTGTTCAGGAATAGTAGGTACATCGTTGTAGTTTTCTAGCTCTACTGGGTTGCGATAATACTCATATACTACTTCATATGCCTTATCGGGCGCTGGGACAACAATGTACTCTTCACTAGGTGTACGACATACAAGACTAGGAGTTGACCTGTTTGATGTGTTGGTATTGTACTCTTGATCTACGTGCTTGTCAAGGTATTCTTTATAATCTAGTATCCTTAACTTAGTTGTTTCTACATTAAGACTTTCACTTTTTTTGATACGAAAACTACCTACATCTAGTGTTTTAAGATCGTAAGGTAAGCCATAACGAGATACACCTGCAGTAAGAATATCTTCTTCTTCTACGTGATTCCAGGGCCACTGAAACTCTTCGTGATTAATGTGACGAATAGAAGCGTTTACTGCATCCTTAGCTGAGTTGTAGAAACCTGATGCTGTAGCAAAGTTTGAACTATCTAACTCAACTTCATTTAGTCTACGGTTTACTTTATTAACTAGGTCTAAAAAGTTATATGCCATTATTTATTCCTTACACGTAGACGTACACTGCGTTCTACTGTCAGCCCCGCTGTAGTTGTTATCCTACAGTGAAACAGATATTGTACGTTTTCTGTACCAGAACCTAAGTAAGCTGTAGTAACTGTGCTTGTATTTGTAGTGGAGATTAACTGTATGCCATTTATAAGAGGCCCAGCAGCAGAAAGTTGTGTCTTTACTCCGTCTGCATCATTTACAAACCAAGTAACACTATCAATAGTGTCTGTACCTAAGAAGCGTGACCAGTCAATGCTATAGTCAAGTATTTCATCAGGGTCTTTGTTAGGCCATTTTAGTGACATAGTTTGTTTCCTTTAAGCAGCTTCAGAGTATGTAGTTCTGTTAGTGTCATTCTGTTCTTCTATAGCAACCAAACGTACTATGTTTTCTACATAAGCTGTTCTGTTAGTGTCATTCTGTCTTTCAATGTACAGAAGTCTATTGACAGAGTATCTATCTGCATAGGCAGCATAATTAAAGTTAAACGTACCTACAAGAGTATCTTCTGATATAGTAAATGTAGCAGGAGAACCAGCTAAGTTGTCTGCTACGGCTTCAGCTTTTACAACTGTTTCTTCGTCTAGGGTTAGAGCTACAGCTACTTGTTCTTCTGGTGTAAACTTAGCTTCAGCTTTTATTACTACTTCTTCACTTAGAGTAGTCTCACTTGACACAGACTCTGGTACAACTACTGCCTGTGCTTTAATAACAGAATCATCACTAACAAAACCAGTGAAAGTATTCTCTGGCGGTACTACTACAGCTTCAGCATCAATGGTTACTTCATCGCCAGATACGAGAGGGTCATCACTGATGATTTCTGCAGAAACACCACTAAGTATTGTAACTGCTTCTGCTTTAGCTTGAGTATCTTCATCAAGAGTAATAGTAGAGGTAGGAACACTAGCAAGTGTAAATACAGCCTCAGCTATTACAGTTGTATCTTCGTCTATTGTACCTGTAACAGAGACTGCAGAAGGTACTACATCAGCAGGGGCAATTACTGTAACGTTGCTAGTTTGACTTGTAGCTGATACAGAGCTAAGTACAGTTACGGCTTCTGCCTGAGCTTCTGCTTGAGTAGAGATAGCTGTTGTACCAGCTACATCGTCAATAACAAAGTTAGAGTCACATATGAGTGTTGACTGATCGCTTACTGTAGATGTACCAGCTACTCCTGAGAGTGATACAGTAACAATAGAACGTACATCTAAGCCAGTACTATCTACAGTACCAGTGGCTCCAACCCCTGATATAGTAAAGGTTACCTCAGTAACCCCACTAGAGCCAAACGAGTCGGCTGAAAAGGAGCTGAAACCAAAACTCATAAGTTACCTCTTATGCTGCTTCTTCCTGCTTAGACTCTTCCTGTTCTAGTGATTGTTTTAGCATCTGCATAAATGCATCACGTCCTACAGATAGTTGATCTAAGTTGAACCGTGCAGAGCCAATCTTCTGATCTAACGAAGCAATATGATTAATCATAACTTTTTGATCGTCAGTAAGTTGATCCTCTGTGTATTCTTTGTCGTCGATTGTAATAACATTAGCCGTTTTTTCTTTAGCCATTGTTTTTCTCCTTGGTTAGGTTGGTTGTGTGGGCCAATCATCTGGCTCTAAGTTAGGCCAGTTTTCGTGAGAAGTTATATCACGAAGTGCCTGACGATAAGCGACCCACTCTGCTTTCTTTTCGTCAGTCATTGTTACATCTGCACCATTAATCCAATCACTATCTTTTAGCATATTGCCTCTAATAGACCTAAAAGCTTCTGCCGCTGCTTCATCATTGGATAATCCCGCAGCATCATTAGCTGCACACTGAGCCAGCATCTCGTCTGTTAGCTCCATTTCTTGATAAACAAGTTTAGTTACTGTGCGAGTAATATCTGGAAAGTTAGGATCAATAACTACTTCTTCTGTTACTTCTACTGGCGGGTTTCTAAAGTCTAATGCTTTCATATTTATATTCCCGAATAAAGTTCATAAGAAGCCGTATTAGCTGATGAGGTATTGTTATAGTAAATTCTTACTGCGTTTGGTTGTGTCGGGGCGTTATTGTATTCAGGCATCATTAAAGTGTCAGTATAGATTACAAGATTAGAATAGTAATGAGACTGACGTATCCTTACAGTTGGACTTGTAGTATTTCCCCACGGGGGTTTGGTTATATTAATTAATAAATTAGCTCCATTCATACAGGTTAAGTTATAAACAGGTAATACTGAAAGCTCTTTGCTGCTTTGATTATTTGCTTGAAGTACACCTGACGAAGTAGAATATTGATAATATTGAGTATAAGCAAAGTTAATAGTTGATCCGCCACTGTTTACCCACTGCACATAAGTTCTATGGCCACTTGAACTTCCAGTCATTCTAAGATGAAATGTACTATTATAAGAGTAATCATCACCACTCCCATGTGTTAGTGGAACATCAACGTAGCTTACAGCGCTAGTGCTAGAAGCTATCTTTGTTGGCCCTACATAATCTTGTGCTACAATAGTCATTAGGCACTTACCTTCTTTTCTAATTCAGCAATACGTTCTTCTTGTTTCTTTACTGTTTCAACCAGTAAGGCAATGATTGCATTATAGTCTACAGCCTTAATGTCTTCGCTTTCTGTTACTGCGTGAGGTAGAACTTCTTCTACTTCTTGAGCAATAACACCATAAGCTTTTTTACCTGTAGTTTTTAAGTTATAAGAGTAACCATTTATTCCTTGCAACTTAGTTACGGGGTCATCAATTAACTCTATGTTTTCTTTTACCTTAATATCAGAAACTGCATTAAACGCAGAAGCAAAAGCACCTTCCGCTTTAACGTTAAATAAAAGATCAAAGCTATACCCTACTATCTGACCAGCGGGGTCCACGTGATAATATGATAAACCTGATACACTATCAATGGTTATTGCGCCATAGTTACTTGTTGTTGTGGCATTTCTGGAAATCCACCTAGAACTAAAGCCATTATAACCTACAACTTCGTGTAAGATTGAGTTACTCACCCACTGTAAAGCACCTACAGTAGTACCTGATATATCTGCATACACACCTTTAGCTGTGCTTAAAGAGCTATCATAAGGTACTGAATCAGCGTATTTAAGATACTCAAGAGCATCACTTGAACTTAGGGAGGTGTTACCGTTAGGGTCCCACCCATCTGTATTATTACCATTCCCTGCAGTTATAGTATATCCATTAACCACATATTTAGATGATGATGTACCGCTAGGAAGGTTTGTCAGGTTGCTGCCATCGCCATATAGTGTATCAGCATAAAGAGCAGACCGCCGATTAGAAGAGCTACCAAGGGTTCGTGTACTATCTGTGTATGGTATAATGTTG